TCTGCGCGAGCATCAGTGTAGTAAAGATTTACTGCACCTTCAGCGATTGCATCTGTACTTGGTGTTGTCCAAGTTAAAGCGCCTGTACCAGTGTTGTAGCTTAGAATGTTGCTGTCATCTGTTGTTAAAGTGATAGCACTTCTTGCACGAGCATCAGTGAAGTATAGGTTGTTAGAACCTTCATCAATGTTGTCGGTGTCTAAAACTACTGTGTGGTTTTGACCGTTTACACTCCAAACCGCAGCCTGTGTGCTAATAATACCAGTAGTTGCATCATAATCGATGTTAGAACCACCGCTTACTACATCACGAGCACGAGCTGTTGTGAAGTACTTGTTAGTTGCGCCTTCAGCAATTTCATCAGTATCTACACTATTCAATGTGAATGTGAATGTACCTGTTGTACTATCATAACTCATTGCATCTGTGTTATCAGTTGTTAAGCTGATAGCCTGACGAGCACGACTATTTTGGAAGTATAGGTTTGTGCCGCCTTCTGTTACATCGTCTGAAGTTGGAGCAGTAACACTGATAACACCTGTACCGCTGTTATAAGAAACGTTACTCCATGTAGAACTTAAACTAATAGCATCACGTGCGCGAGCATTTGTGAAGTATAAGTTTGCTGTGCCTTCAGCAACTTCGTCTGTGGTTAAGTTTGCATTGTTAAATGTAAACACACCAGTAGAACTATTGTAGCTTAAAACACCTGTGTCGCTGGAATCTAAGCTAATAGATTGACGAGCACGAGCATCTGTATAGTACAAGTTACCTTCTTCAGCAACGCTGTCGGTACCAAAACTATTTGAACCACCAAGATCAACTATTGTACCATTGATTGTGATGCTACTGTTAGTTAATGCTGTGTTTGGAATACCAGATAAACTGAATACACCAGTAGAACTGTTGTACTGAGCGCCAGATGAGTTGTCAGCACTGAAGTGAGCACGAACTTCGCTATCACTTGGGCCAGTGTAACTGAATACACCTGTGCTACTATCGTAACTAATGCTACCGTCACCGCTTACTGTAGTTGCACTAACTGCTTGACGATAGTCATTGTAGTCAGGGCCAGTATATGTGAATGTACCAGTAGAGTCATTATAACTAAAGTTACCGTCACCACCAGATACGTTAGCACTGAATTCACCACGAATATCAGCTGCACTTACTTTGGTTAAAGTAAATGTACCAGTAGAACCATCGTAGCTTAAATCACCATGGCCGTTACCTTGTGTAGCCGCACTAAAGTGAGCGCGAACTTCACTAGCACTTGGACCTGTGTAACTAATTACACCAGTGCTATTATTATAGCTGATAGAACCATCACCACTTACGTTTGTAGCACTAATAGCTTGACGGTAGTTCCATGAATCTGGACCAGTGTATGTGAATACGCCAGTTGAGCTATCATAACCAAAGCTACCATCGCCACCGTCTTTAGATGCGGCAACAGAATCACGAGCACGTTGATCTGTAAAGTACAAGTTTGTACCTTCTGCAATATCGCTTGTAGAAGCGTTTGCAAGAGCAAATGTAAATGCACCAGTGCCGCTGTTATAACTTAGAACGCTAGTTTTATCAGAAGTTAAGCTGATAGCACCTGCGGCACGTGCATCTGTAAAGTATAGATTGCTTGCGCCTTCTGCAACGTCGTCAGTTGTATGATTGCTTAGATCGCTAACTGTACCAGTTACGTTACCTGTTAAGTCACCAACAAATGTAGGAGCTGTTAGGCTACTTGTGATACTTAAACCACCAGTAATGTTTACATCTTTGTTGAAGTTCCAGCTATCTGTACCACTTGAGTATTCAATAACTGCACCAGCACCATCAATGGTTAAACCAGCACCGTTGGCTGCGGCTGCATTAGGTGCACCTTTAGCCAATGTCAAGTTAACGTCATTGATTTCAACTGTTGTTGATTGGATGGCTGTTAATGTACCTTGAACTGTTAAGTCACCGCTAACTGTTACATCATTGAATGTAACGTTGTCGGTTGTACCAACTGCTTGGCCAATTGCAAATACACCAGTAGACTGTGTATATGTTACACCTGTACCACCACTTACATCAGCGCGAGTACGTGCTGTTGTATAGTACTTGTTTGTGGAGCCTTCGCTGATATCGTCTGTGTCTAGAGTTACATAACCCTTTTGACCATTAACTGTTGCAACTACACCAGTAGCATCAAAAGAGAACTCACCAGTTGAAGAACTGTAGCTGAAAGAGCCAGAGTTTTCAACATCAGTAGCACTTAGGTCAGCGCGAGTACGTGCTGTTGTATAGTACTTGTTTGTGGAGCCTTCGCTGATATCGTCTGTGTTTAGTGTGTCGCTACCGCCTAAGCTAATAGTCTTACCATTAACGGTAATATCACTATTTGCCAAACTGCTGTTTGGAACACTTGCTAAACTGAACGTACCAGTACTGCTATCATAAGTAATACCAGTTGCCGATGTAGCACTTAGGTCACCGCGTACATCTGCGGCTGTTACCTTGGCAAATGTAAATGCGCCGGTTGCGCTGTCAAATGTTAAATTACCATGACCTGTACCGCTTGTGGCAGCACTGAAGTGAGCGCGAACTTCGCTATCACTTGGGCCAGTGTATGTGAACACACCAGTAGAACTGTTGTATTGTAAGTTACCATCGCCGCTGGCTTTAGTAGCACTTACTGCACCACGGTAGTCGGCATTTGTTGGGCCGTCGTATGTGAATACACCAGTAGAACTATCATAGCTTAGATCGCCATCACCGCTAGCGGCATTGGCACTTACTGCTTGACGATAGTCGCTGTTTGTAGGACCTGTGTATGTGAATACACCGGTAGAACTGCTATAGCTTAGGTTACCGTCACCGCTGTCTTTGAACGCACTGAAGTGAGCACGAACTTCGCTAGAATCAGGACCTGTGTATGTGAATACGCCAGTTGCGCTGTCGTAGCTTAAACTACCGTCGCCGCCTGTATCAGTTACGCTTACTGCACCACGAGCACGAGCTTGTGTGTAGTATAGATTTGAACCTTCGCTAACGTCATCTGTGCTTGGTGCAGAGATTGTAATAACACCGGAAGTGCTGTTGTAGCTTAGATTGCTCCAACCGTCTACGCTAATGCTATCACGTGCGCGAGTTTGTGTAAAGTACAAGTTTGTTGTACCTTCAGCGATTTGGTCAGTATTTTGATTACCTAGGTTAAATGTAATTTGACCTGTAGTATTATCATAACTTAAAACATCGCTGTTATCACTTACTAAACTAATGCTGTTTCGAGCACGAGCATCTGTATAGTATAGGTTATTAGAACCTTCTGTAATACCGTCGGTTGTTGGTGTGCTATAACTGAAGTTACCAGTAGATTGGTTATAACTGATGTCACCACTAGCACTTACTGCTGTACGAACACGAGTGTCTGTATAGTATAAGTTGTTTTGGCCTTCGTCAATAGCGTCTGTTGTTGGTGTTGTGAAAGTAAATGTACCAGAACCTGTGTTGTAACTTAAAATGTTACTGTCATCGGTTGTTAAACTTACTGCACTACGAGCACGAGTATTTGTGAAATATAAGTTTGCACTACCTTCGTTTACATCGTCTGTATCTAATACAACATCGTGTTCTTGACCGTTTACACTCCAAACTGCTGCCTGTGTACTGATAATACCAGTAGCACTATCATAGTCAATGTTGGAACCATTGCTAATACTATTACGTGCGCGAGCAGTTGTAAAGTAAATGTTTGTGGAACCTTCGCTGATTTTATCAGTGTTAGGAGTTGTAAATGTAATTTCGCCTGTGATAGAACTATAAGAAATAATAGTACCATCATCACTGTTCATGCTAATACTTTGACGAGCACGTGCCTGGCTGAAATACAAGTTTGTGTTGCCTTCTAAAACACCATCACTTGTTGGGTGATTGTATGTTAGTTGGCCTGTTGTTTGATTATAGCTTAAAACTGTTGTGTTGTCGCTAGACAGACTCCATGCACTACGTACACGAGCGTCCGTATAGTATAGATTAGTTGTACCTTCTGCTACATCATCTGTACTATAAATCATTTGTGCGTTGATAGCATTATCAACGTACTGTTTTGTTACCGCGCCAAGATTAGTAAGTGGATCACCAGAAAGTGTCAACTCACCTGTCATTGCGGTGCTGCCGTCTAGGGCAACTTTTGTGGCGATACTATTTGCAACCGTAGTAGCAAAACTAGGATCATTATCAATAGCAGCCGCCAATTCGTTCAGCGTATCTAACAGAGCAGGACTGCTGTCAATCAACTCTGCAATAGCTTCACGAACAAACGCTGTACTTGCTAACTGGTTAGTGTTAGTAGATTGGGCGGCTGTCGGTGCTGTTGGTTGGCCACGTAGGTCAACACTGTCCATAATGGAACTTGACCGGGCTTTAATAATAGGCATTGTATTATCCTCAATGTTGAACTTCTAATGAAGTTCAGTTGGCTTTATTAGAGTCTGTGCTTAAAGACTGTGCTAACTTTCCTAAGGTATCAAGCATCTGTGGAGCAGTACCTACTACTTCACTAATTGCTTGCTGAACCATTTGGGTAGTAGCAATGTTCGATAACTGTGATGCTGTCGGAACCCCACGCAAATCTACGCTATTGTTAATTGAGCTTGATTTTAATTTGATTAAAGGCATCTTTATTATCTCCTGGCATTTTTAAGTTTGGTGCCACCAACGTGAGAATAATTTAAATAACTAGCAACCAGTAGTTTTTCGTTATGTCAACGCCACTGCCGCTAGCTGTTACTGAGATTTCATATCGACTAGGGCTACTGTTTTGAGGAGCAGTTCCTACGATACTTGTTCCGCTAATTGATAACCAAGTTATAGCGGACTCCCCTGCATAAGCAGGAGATATTGTTAAACTTGTAGCATTATTTACCCCAAGTTTAAAATTAATGCTTTCTCCACCGGTAAAACGCCCAATATATGTACTTGAGTCTGTCCACTGAGGTTTTGATGCGCCATAGTTAATTAAATTTTTATATGTATACTCATTGCCACTGGTATCTATCAGTGTTAAGTCTTGTGGCGTATTCCAAAACGGTGTGGCCATTCGACTTGTTTCAATCATAAGTTGAAGAATACTGTCATTAGGATAATCAATACGTGTAATGTTTTGATTGCCAATTTTGGCTCCTAGACCATATGTAAAGTCTAAACCTACAATAGAAATTGTAGTAAAAGGACCGATAGCACTATAACTTATATCAGTTATTTTAGGCCTTGGTCTATCGCTAGTAGTATTACTGCGTAAAATTCTAACTTGAATTCTGTCACCTAGTTCCGGTGCTTCATCAAAGCCAACAATATTGCCGTTAGTAACTGTGTAACTGTAAAAGGGTTCTTGTGTGATACCGTTGATAGATACCACTAATAAATTAGGGCTACTTACACTGGTTTGAATATCAAACTCTAATGTAGAACCATCACCGACAAAATATCTTGTAATAGGAGTCAGTGAATTAGTCTGACTTCTAAACTGCCCAAATGTTCCATCATAGACTAACACTTCGCCTGTTACAGGATTTGTTACTGTAACGTCTGTTAAGTCATTTAATTGTAAATTATCTATCTTTGTAGTTAGACTTGTATTTTCTGTAGATATTTGGCTGTCTACATATTCTTTGTTAACAATTAACTGCCACTTTGTACCATCATAGAATTCTGGGTTTAGCAATTCGCTGTCATAACGTAATAAGCCCTCTTGACCTACTGGCCTTGTTGCTGTATTACCCACTGGTAATTTTACCGCGCCCGATGAATTAATAGTTAACACACCGCTTTCCGGTGTTAAAGATTCTGACGAATGATTTACGTTGATTGACATATAGTTATTTATTAGTTTTGGTTAAACTAAAACTAAGTTGATAACTGCTGTCCAGTTTATAGTATCGCCATTTGCGCCATGAGTTGTTACAACAATCTCCCCGTTATTAAAAGTTATAACAGGATCTTGTACGTTAGCCGTATTGGTATAAGTTGTAACCGCATAACCATTCATAGTGTTGTTGTTTAACAAATAACAACCTTTAATTTCGTAGGCGGCAACGTGAATGCCTGTTCCTGCAATATGTGCTGAAAAGAACACCGCAGAATCAACGGAGAAACTTTGAGAATCTCTATCTAATAGTTGTACTCCTGCTGTAGATGTCGTGGTACCTGTTAAAACTATAGTTTGGTTATTATTTCCAATACCAAATCTATCAACTGTAGTACCGTGTAGTTTTTGAAATATGTCGTTCATTGTTCATTCCATAAATTTAAAATAGATTCTTCTAACTTATTAATCAAACTATCTCCAGGTTCTGCTTTTGTCCATTTCCCCACCGGACATACTGTACTAGCAAATGATGCTTTCGCTGGCATATAACATCCGCACTCTTTACACGAGTTTATTACAGAGGAAAAAGAATCACAGTCTGAACAAATGTTTAACCGTTGCTGTCTTACTGATTCATCTACTGTTGCAAACATATTGTATTTACCAATGGAAAAGGACTCCGAAGAGTCCTTTTCATTAAGTTGCAACGTCCAATAATTGGATTATAGGAACTTGACAGAACCCATAGCAATGTTACCAACGTAGTCGGCTGCGTTACCTAAGCTAGATGCTGTGTTTGTTAACTCAACATAGCCATAACGTGTCATGAAGCTTACTACTGGTTCCATTGTTGCTGGATCCATAACAACGCCGCTGCTCATCAATGGAATGTATGGGCAGTAGAATGCGGCTGCGTCCATCTCGTTAGGACCTTTGTAACCAATTAGAACAGGTGTTGTAGCATCTGCGTATGCGTTTACGTATACTTTTACGGAACTGTTCAATGTACCAGCAAACTTTGTGTTTGTTGGAGCTTCGAAAGTACCTTCAGTTGTACGTGCAAATGCAGAAGTTGTAGCACTCTGTAGAATTGTCAATGCTGTTGGGCTAACAACTGCGAAGTTACCAGCGCCACGACGTGTGCGTTGAGCAATACGGTTAGCAACATCATTAATCATGATTGCTAAGGCTGCGTGTTGGTCACCAACATAAGTTGCTTGACCTGTGAAGCTTACGCTACCGTCTTGAGCAAATGTGTGAACTGCGCTACCGCTTAGAGCTAATAGCTTGCCAAGAATTTCTTGGTCAATTTCAGCAGTAATTTCTTGTGCAAGTGCGGCCATGATTTCAGCCTCAACGTCCAAACCGTGCATAGCTTGTGCGTCTTGAGCTGCTTCAAATGTCCAACGTGCAGAAATCTTACGGCTTCTTGCTTCAACAGTTTGCTTCAAGATTTGAATGCTTAGTTTCTTACCAACTTCGCCTTCAAGTGCGCTTGTAGCAACTGGACCTGGAGCGGATTGATTACCGTTACCAGTGTAAGCCTGAGCGATTGCAAATGGGCTTAGAGCTTCAGTACCTGCTGTAACACCAGCGGCAGTTTCAGCATAACGAACACGTAGAGTATGGATTTGACCAACTGGACCTGTCATTGGCTGAACACCAACGATTTCGTTAGCAATAACTGTAGGCATAACACGACGGATAACTGGTAGAATTACTTTGTTAAGTACAGCTACGTTACCGGACTGTGTTGCGCCAGCAGTTACAGATTCTGTAAGTTGCTTACGGGTGTTTTCTAAAACTGTTTCCATAACAGCTTTACGGTTACCGTTGAGTCCTTCTAGTAGAACATCCTTAGTTGCGTTCCAGTTCTGGGACTCGAAAAGTTTTTCAGACATAATAGTCTCCTTTTAATTCTTTCCTATTCCGGCTAGCTTTCTAAGTGAGATAATATCTGCTGGTGCAGAGTCTTCACTAGAAGTTTTATCACCGGTCACCGCAGTCTTCTGCGATACCGAACTCTCGGAAATTACTTGCTTGCTTGTAACAGCTTTAGTAGTTTCATTGAGTACTGCTGGTAGATACTTGTTGTATGCCTCACGGAGACTTTCGGTTGCTGTAGTTTTCAGCAAGTCTTCCATGATTCCACGCTTTTCTTTCGAAAGCGGAGATACCAATTCCTGCATAATACCTTGGCGCTTTACAGCGTCTTCGGCAATGCGAATTTTCTTTTGTGCCTGAGTTAGTGCCTGATCCTTAGATTCGATAAGTTTAGCTTGCTCGCTTAACTGTTGGGTTAGAACTTCCATTTGATCGCCAAGACGTTTAACTTGGGTACCATCTGCAAATCCACTTGCCATAAATTCAGCGGCAAACGCTTCCATGATCTTACGACCGAAAGCATTTTCTCTACTAACTTGGATATCTTCACGCAATTGAGTGATTTCATTACGTAAAGCACCACTGATTAGCTGTTCAGCTTTACCAGCGGCTTCTTTGATAAATTTAGACTTAGCTTCTGCAATTAACTTCTTGCCTTCTGCTACCATTTGAACACGAGCTTGAACAAGTTTTTGTTCGTCTTCTTTTAGTTCTTTTAGTTCAGAAGTAAGCTTAGTTAAAGCAAACTCTTCTAGTTTAGCAAAGTTTTTCTTCTGTGTATCACGGTCTTCTCTGAGTTCCTTGATTTCTTTAGCCATTGCTTCAAGAACAAATTTATTGAGTAACTGAGCGTGTTCTCTCATTTGTTTTTTGTATGCAACTTTAGCTTCTACTACTTCGCGCTTGTCTTCCGCAAACTCAACAAGTTCACGCTGAATTGCTTCAGTGATCATCTTGTCTGCCGCTTCGATAATCAAGCCTTTGTCATGTTCATAACGTTGGCTAAATTCTTCACGTAGGTTTGCTTCGACTTCTTCGTGTAGTTGCTTAACTTTAGAATCCCATGCCTCTTGTAGTTGGCCTTGGATTTCCTCAGATAACATCCCGGTACCGAATAGTTCTTTCATTGTGCTCATCAGCTTCCCCTTATTTGTTTAGGTTATCGATGAACCTGAGAACCTCTTCCTGGAGGTATCTTTGTGCCTTTGTATCATATCTTGCGGCATCCGCAACACCCCAAAGGGCATTACGTCTACGATCGTGCATAACACGCTCATAGATAGCTTTTGGATATGCATCCGGAGCACTGGGTTGTGCCACGACATCAACCGTGACAATTTCAAAATCGGTAACGCCACCAGATTCATTAACGTTACCCGAACCTCTACTACTTACGCCTAGTTTAACACCGCTCTCTAAAAGAGTTTTAACGATGTTACCCATTGGTGTAGGTAGAATTTTTAGTTTACCAATACCGTTGTTTTCGTTCATGTACATATTAGTAATCATGTGCGATACACGGTCTAAGTTCACTTGAAGGTCATCAGGGTGATCGGCTTCGCCGAGTACACTATAACCATTCTTAATTTTTTCAGCAATGTTACTACATGCCCTAGCAATTTCATTAACGGGGTAAACACGTTGGTTTTGGTTTTTAACCCCGCCTTGAATAAAAATGCCTTCCATGTAGAGATCCTTGCCGCCGGAGGCGTTTTCAATAAGCTGAGTACGGATACCAGCTTGATCGTATGTTAGGGCTTCTACTAATGGTAAGGCCATGTTATTAACTCTTTGCTACTGGGCTAGTTTTGTTGCTAGCTGTGTCGCTGTTCATCTTTGGAGCAGCTACGTTTTGTAGACTAGGAGCCTTTTTGTTGCCAGGAGCTGTACCAACGTTCTTAGCATCTGGGTTAGCAACAACGTTGCCCTTCATTAAACCATTGCCACGTAAGTTGCCACCGCCTGCACCGGCTTCGCCGCCGTTTGTGCTACCATCATTGATTTTAACTGCGCTTGCGCCGTTACCGCTGATCTTAGCACCGTTGCTTACTGGGCTTTTCTTGTTTGCCGCACTGTCGGTGTTTGCAGGAGCCGCTACGCTTTGTAGTGCTACGTTTTCACCTAAAGCCGCAATGCTTTCTTCGGTTGGCTCTTCGCCACCCATTTCAGGTGCTTCTTCGCCAGCTGGTTCACCGGTGATTTCAGCAAATAATGCTTTTAGTTCTGCTAATGCATCTTCGACTTGAGTCATTGCATCTTCGACTTGTTCAGCGTCGCCGCCTTCAGCACCTTCTTCGCCGCCCATTGCTAGGTCAGCAGTTGCTTCTGGTTCTGTTGGTTCGTCGCCTATTGGAGCAGCCATTGGATCTTCTTCGCCATTCTCTTCATCTTCAGAGAATAAACGCTCGTCGTCTAAGTCTGCTTGTTGGTCTGTGATTTCTTCTTCGAAGCCTTCTTGAGCGGAGCCGCCGATTGCTTCGTCTAAGTCTTCTTCAACTTCTTCGTCAAATTGACTTAGTTCTTCATAAATGCTCTTGCCTTTAGATACGAAGAATTGATGTAGCAACTCACTTGCACGATCATCTTCTTTATTAATTAGGTGCTCAAGCACCTGCTCTAATGTATGTTTTGACATTCTGTTCTCCTTTTTGGCCAAAAGTGTTTGTCTTTGTAATAATATTTACAAAATATCGTAAAAAATCTAGTAGAAACACCATTAAAAACGTGTTTTTCTACTAGATTATCCGATTAAGTATAGAAAATTATTCTACGGCTGTTGGCCTTGCGTAAATGGTTTTATAAAGTTCTTTACGTTGCTCTGTTTCCAGCTTACGAATCTCTCTCATTTTTCTAATCTTGTTTAAGTGCTCTAGACTAAGTCTAGGACGTCTGGTGTCCATTTTTTCCTGCTTATGAAACTGATCTTCTTCAGGGTCATATAAGCTGTCTTGGAAATCTCTAACTTCATTAAGTCGCATTTGGTGTTCCTCCTACAGGACTTTGATTACCTGCGTTTGTTGCTTCAGGTCCTGCCGGACCTCCCATTTCCCCTTCTTCAGGTGGGTTTTCTAAATCACCTAACATACCCATGTCATCTTCAGTGGGTTGTTCAACTCCTACGCTGTTCAAGTCTCCGCCGGTCATACCTAATCCTGCATCAGGGGTAACTACACCGTCTGGGTTTTCTTCGCTCCACTTTTGTTCGTTGTCGACAATTTCTTGATCTGTTAAGCCCAAGTATTTCTTCAATGCAAAGCGTCTGCTAATGTATGGAACTTCGGCAAGCTGTGTGAACACTGCGGCTCTGGCATTGTTAACTTCGATTTCGCGATATTCACTAAAACTTTGTGGAGCACAGAAAGACAATGTAAATGTACTTGAATCGATCTCAATGCCTTTGCTCTTTAAGAACATCTTAAATTCGTTGTCTAACGCTTCAACTAATAGTTGCTGAATACGCTGGCAATACTTGTTAAAACGGTATTCTTGAATATATGCTGTGCCTACTCTACCATCGTTATACACCGCAGTTCCGTCATCCGGGCCTGTAGGCAAATAGCTACTAGGAATACGTAATGCTCGCATCATTTTGTTAGTAAAGAACTTCAAGTCATCGATCTGACCTAAATTATCACCACCTGGTAA